CACGTAGTCGCCGAGCTAATTAGGTCGCACACGATCATGTCTGACGTTGAGCAAGATGCCGTGGCGACACTTGATGATGACGGTGGAGCGTAATGGACAGAGAAGTAATAGCACGCTGCTGCAAGAACGCAGGGCTGAGAGAAGAGCGCCGCCAACTCGTGATGGGTTACGACTGTTTCATTGCGGACGGCCTCTGCCTGCTCCCTGAGCAAATATTCTGGCGCTTCGGCATCACGAAGAAAGACTTCCCGCAAGGCTGCTACGCGACGTTCTGGTGGGTCGCCAAGGGCGAAGACCATATTATGATGGGCTGCCCGATGTTCTTCGAGCCTCGCCATAATCCTGAGCTGCAAGACGGAGCCACGCGGAAGCGTGCCCGCATCAACGCGGCGCTGAAAGAAGCAGAAGCCTTTCTGAAGAAGCTGAAGAAGGTCAAAACAGATGGCTAATGGGGGCTCGGAAGCAGCTGTTGAGGATCAAGTCAGCGAGATTGCCAGTGACGGCAAAGTAAAGAAGCGGCGCTTCGACAAACGCGACTGGAACTACATCGCTGAGTACGTCATCGAAGAATACCACCGTCGCAAGCGCGAGCGCAGCGACCGCGAGCAACAGTGGAGTGACATCGACCGGCAAATTTCGATGAAGCCGGACGTTGGGTTCAAGCTGTTGCCGAACGGCCAGATCGACCGCTACAAGGCGTGGATGGCTGAAATGGAGCTTCCCCTGCAAGCGCAGGCGCTCGAAGTTCTGACAGCTGACAGCCGCAAGATGATGTTCCCCGATAGTGGCTCTTGGTTTCGCGCCGAGGCCGAGCTGACAGACTCATATCTGCAAAAGGTGGATTTCAAGTCGCTCGTGCACGGCGACGAAATGGGGGTTCCGTCACGAATCACTCAAGACAACGCGAACAAGCTCGTCGAAGGTTTTATGTCGGAGCAGTTTCGGCAGTATGACCTCCGCACCCGCATTGACCGTATCAACGCTGAAGCCTTCAAGTACGGGGTCGGTGTTGGCCGTGCGCGTATCGAAACGAAGTCTATCATCACCGATGAAGCAATGGGCAGCTTCAAGCTGAATAAGAAGTTGCCTGTGCTGCACCCCTGTTCAATCAAAAACGTCTACCTCGACGACGCGCTCCCGTCGATGCACTCGGCGCAGATGTTGCAGCCGTCTCATATCAGTGTCGACTACATGAAGCTCGAAAACCTCGCGCTCGCGGCAAACAAGGGCTCGGCGGACCCGAACGACGCCGATGGTGGCTGGCTGCCGGGCGCAGCATCCGAACTGACGCCCGACGCGCAGGGCTACGTTACAGTAATCGAGATGGAAGGCGACATTGTTGTCCCGCGCAAGTCAACGCGCAGTTTCGTTCTGCACAACGCGATTGTAACTGTTGTGCTTGGTAGCTCCAAAGAGACGGGAGGCACCGCGTCACGAGGCGTCATTCGCTTCCGCTGGCGCAAATTCCCGTGGTCGAGCTACTTGATTTTCCCGTACCACTACGAGGGCGCCGACGACAGGTACGCGGCGAGCCCGCTGATGAAAGGCCGGCCTATCCAGATGGCCGCCACAGACGCGCTCAACAGACTGTTGGACAGCGCGGCACTCAAGAATCAGCCGCCCATCGGCTACAACAAAGACGACATGACGTTCGCTGAAGGCGGCGGCCCCCGCATCTATCCGGGCGCTCAGTGGGAAACGATTGACCCCGTGCGTGTGTACGAAGAGGTTGGCGGTAATCCTGCTGCCCTTCAGGCGGCGCTTCAGCTCTTCATAGGCATGTACGCTGAGCTGACGGGTGTTCTGCCCGGGCGCCTCGGCGCGCAGACACTCAGCCACACGACCGCTTATGCGAAAGGCGCTGAGCTTCAGCGTGGCGCTACGCGAACAGTCGACTACGTGACCCAAACCGGGGGCGGCCCGCTGACCCGTTGGCTTGATATGTCCTATCAAATGTCGCTCGACGTTCTTGCGCCAAAAGAGCAAGTTAGCTTTTTCATTCCGGCCTACGGTGGGTACGTAAACGTCACAAAAGCCATGCTGCCCGAACACGCACAGTTCACTTGGTTCGGAGCTGGCGGCCCCGCCGAAGAGCAGCAGAAAATGCAGATGAAGATTGGTGCGCTTCAGCTCGCACTCAAAATGGATCAGGTTGCGCAGGCCGGGGGCGAGCCTCGGACCCTCAACATGTCGGGCGCGATCAAAGAGGTTCTGCGTGATGGGGGCTGGACAGACTTCGATCAGCTCGTTCAAATGGCTCAGCCTGAGGGGCAGCTGGCCCTGACCGCAGGCCCGCAGGCCGCCGCTGAATCGCTGCGGGCGCTGCACCACCCCGGAGGCCAGTTGCCACCAACATGACAACAGAGCTTCCCGAAGAACTAAGATCGCTTATCGCCGAGCTTAGGCAGCATCCGCTATTCCCCGAGCTGTTGAAGTACGCGCAGCCCGCTGCGCGCGTGCCTCGCTACATGCCGAAGGAGAACGAGGACGTTGAGAAGGCGCGTGCGACATGGATTTTCCGCTCAGGTGAATGGCATCAGTTCGAACGGATGCATCGCCTGTTCACCGGAGAAGCCCCGAAAGGGGAATAAGCAAATGGCCCAAAGGAGAACGTAGACTTATGGCCGACAAAATTGAGCAAGCCGTGGTCGAGACTACCGAAGGCGTGGCAAGGCCGACGCCAGAGGCAGGGAACGACGCACCGGATATTGAGAGCCTCGACTCGCTTCTGAAACAGTTTGACGAAGCGACGAAGGACTCGAACCCGGAGTCCGCCGCGTCTGCGGCGCCCCCGGGAAAAGCTAAAGCCGAAGTGAAACCGGCTGACAGCAACGCCCTGGCTGAGCAGGTCAGACGCATCGTGGATGCACAAGAAGCGCAGACGAAAGCGCAGCAAGCCGAAGTCACCCAAAAAGCACTTACCGCGACCGTCGCGTCTCTTCGGGCCGATCTACCCGACGATCCGGCCGTCAATAAGTTCGTTATGGGCTGGCTGAAGGACACTGCGGACAACGACAAGCGCTTGCAGAATGCTTTCGCGAATCGCGACCGTGACCCTCAGACGTGGAACAAGATCGTCACTGGCCTTACCCGCGACTGTCAGAAGGACTTTGCGACACTGTCGCGTAGACCGGATGCGGCGGCCACTGAGGATCGCGAAGCTGTTACGGCAGCACTTCGGGGTGCGTCCACAGCGCCCCCGCCGACCAAAGAGCCCGACCTGTCGAAGATGTCTGACGCTGAACTGCGCAAGTATAAGCAGGAAAAGTGGGGCATCCCGTCGTCGTTCTAAGGCCGTGCGCGGGCTAACCCTGAAAGGTAGCCTATCATGGCAGCGACCATTACTACCACGTCTACGGTGCAGAAGCCGATCAACGTGGTGTTTGAGCAGACCTTCCTGCGTCGTGCGCAGCAGCTCTGCCCCTACTTCTCGGGCACTGTGCCTGGGAAGCTCGACAAGTCGATGGGCACGTCCACGATCAAGTGGCGGCGCATCGAACAGGCCACTCCGAGCACGACTGCACTCTCGGAGCTGACCGGTACTGCTGCGTTTATGTTCGGCCGCAATGCCGACACGCCGACCTTCACCGACGTTGTGGCGACGGTCAGCAAATATGGGCAGTATTACATTCTCAACGAAGAGCTGGACCTCTACAGCCCGAACGGCACCACCGACGAGTTTGTTGCGGTGCTGGGCGAGTCGGCGGGGCGTTCTCTCAACCAGCTCATGCGCGACGTTCTCGAAGACAACTCCACGCAGCGTTACGCGGGGAACGTGGCTTCGGGCGCCGCCGTGCACGCCGCTCCGGTTGTTGGCGACCTTGATCGCGTCATTAACGAGCTGTCGAAGAACTCGGCACGCCCGTTCATGCCGATGACCACAGGCTCCGTCAGCATCGGCACTTCGCCGATCCTGCCCTCGTTCTGGGGCTTCTGCCATCCTGACGTTGCTTACAACCTCTCGGGCCTCTCTGGCTTCACGAGCGTTGAAAAGTACGCCGGGCAGACAGAAGTTGCGCCGGGCGAGTTCGGCCTTTACGCAAAGGCCGGTCGTGCTGTTCGCTTCATCCAGTCGGAAGACGCGAGCAAGGACGCAGGAGCAGGTGCGCCCCTCTCAGCGGCGGACCTCAACGCTACGTCTAGCGTCACTGATACCTACTCCATCGTTATCGTCGGCCGCGATGCCGCTGGTTCCGTTGGTCTGGGTATGCGCCACACGGACGGCATCTACCGCGCGGGCGAGAACAACGGCGCGTTCGAGATGGTGTTCCACGAGCGCGGCAAGTCGGGCGTCGCTGATCCCTTCAACGAGATCAGCACCCTCGCCTGGAAGGCATTCTTCGCGGGTGCCATCCTGAACGCAAACTGGTCGCGCAGCATTCGCGTGGCCGCTACGAACCTCACCAACTAATCCATGTTGGACTAGGCTATTCGACTGCGGCGGGAGCTTCGGCTTCCGCCGCTTTTCTCTTTTCAGCAGGACAACAGATGATCCTCGACAAAATCGACGACCCCCGCTCGCCGCTTGAGAAAGCGCGCCGCGCTGAGCTGATCGCTTTCGCTCGCGACCGAGGGGTCAAGGAAATCAAGCACGATATGCCGGCAACGCTGATCCGTAAAATCTTGAGGGCGAAGGGCATCACCGACATTCGCCCGCCGAGGCGGCAGCTCGGTCAGGAAGGCCGAACAGTTGTCGCCCCCACTCTGGTCACGCGGGAGGGGCTCAACCGAGTGGTTGAGCACGTCCCGACAACGCGACAAGAAACTGAGGCGCGGGAGCCAGAAACAATCGACGCCGACGAGCTGCTCGCTCGGGCATACGA